CACTATAACGTTAAGACTTGGAAAATATTATCTGGTGATAAGTCAGACAACATTAATGGAATTTATTATTTGGGGGAAAAAACATTAGTTAAGTTATTTCCTGAGTTACTTGACAAAGAGGTAAACATCGACGATATTTTAACAAAAGGAGAATTACTCTTAAAAGAAGATAAAGACAATCAATCTTTAAAAAACTTATTAAGTGGTAGAACTAAAGATGGTATTTTTGGTGATGAGTATTACAAGGTAAATAAAAAACTTGTGGATTTATCGGAACCACTAATAAGTGAAGAAGGGAAAGAATTAGTTGAATCTTATTATTCCGAGTCGATGGATCCCGACGGAAGAGGACATAAGAATTTAATTAGAATGATGATGGAAGATGGTTTGTTTAAATACCTACCAAAGAATGACGAAAATTGGATTTATTTTATAAAACCATTTTTAAAGTTAACAAGAAAAGAAAAAACAAAGTTTAAAAACAAAAAGTAAAACAAAAAAAACATGAAAGAGCAAAACGACGTAACAAAGGTTGAATTCTTAATTACATTAAACAACAACTTTGTTGTTCAGAGATTTTTTAATGTTAAAGGGTTCAATAGTAAATCAAAAAATAGTGTTGAACTACTAAACTACCTTAATGGATTATCTGTAGAATTACAAACTAAATTAAGAAATAAGTGTGTTGTATATATGTTAGAAAATCGTTTTCAAATTGAAGAGGATAGTAGCATTTTAGAAACATCAAATACGGATGGTCCGGAGGTATTTAACATAATTTTAAAGTTAGGAAATGAGACAATTTGTCATAGAGTGATTGATGCTAAAGTATACCCTCCAAAGGTAAGATATACGCTGGACGTACGGCCATCAATAAAAAACATTCTAAGAGACTTGACTGACATTTTATCAGATAAAAATTTATCTTATACTTACCTTAATTATTCATTCGCCTAATAGTATTTATTAGAAAACAAACAACAAATCATTAAATTATGTCAGACAAAAAGAACTTCGGGTATCTAGGGAACACCTTTCAAAACCAATTAATAAATAACATTATTGTTTATAAAGATTTCTCAAATTCCATCATTGAAGTTATTGACCCGCACTATTTTGATAACCAATATTTCCGAATCATTTGTCAAATGATAAAGGAGTTTTATTCAAAGTATGAGCACACACCTACGTTTGATACACTTGAACAACTGACAAAGTCAGAAATTAGTTCTCCGATGGCTCAGAAGAGTATTTTAGACACTCTTGACCAAGTAAGGACGGTTTCAGATGATGGTTCAGCGTATGTACAAGAAAAGGCCCTAAAGTTTTGTAAACAACAAGAACTCCAAAAAGTAATGACTAAAGCTCAATCAATCATCGATAAAGGTGATTTCGAGAGTTACGATACGTTAGAAGAACTGGTACGTGGAGCACTTCAAGTTGGCGAAACCGACAAAGGAACGACCGATGTTTTTTTTAACATTGATGAGGTTATGGATGATGATTACAGACACCCTATTCCAATTGGAATACCTGGAATTGACAACCTATTAAAAGGTGGTTTGGCTAAAGGTGAAATTGGTGTAATTTTAGCACCAACCGGTGTAGGTAAATCAACATTTACAACTAAAATTGCTAACCACGCATTTAATTTAGGGTATAATGTTCTTCAAATCTTTTTTGAGGACAACCCAAAAATTATTCAAAGAAAACACTTTACGCTTTGGACAGGAATACATCCCGATGATTTATCTGAAAACAAAATAGAAGTTGTGGAAAAAATCAAACACATTCAATCAACTATGAAAAATAAGTTGATAATGAAAAAACTACCTTCCGATACGATCACTATGAATCAAATTAAAAATCAAGTAAGAAAGATGATTGCAGAAGGGATTAGAGTTGATATGATAATTTTAGATTATATTGATTGTGTTTTACCTGACAAAAACTTGGGTGACGAATGGAAAAGTGAAGGTTCAGTTATGAGAGGGTTTGAATCAATGTGTCACGAGTTAGACATTGCTGGTTGGACTGCAACACAAGGGAATAGAAGCTCAATATCATCAGAAGTTGTAACAACAGACCAAATGGGTGGGTCTATTAAAAAGGCACAAGTTGGTCACGTAATTATTACGGTGGCTAAGAGTCTACAACAGAAAGAAATGAATTTGGCAACAATCGCTATTACCAAATCTAGAATTGGTAAAGACGGAATTGTTTTTGAAAACTGTAAATTTGATAACGGAATGTTAGAAATAGATACGGAACAAAGCGTGACGTTTCTTGGTCATGAGGAACAAAAAGAAGAAAGAAACAAAAACAGAATCAAAGAGCTACTTGAAAGAAAGAAGCAAAAACAACAAGAATCTTAACATAAATTAATAAAATAAAATAAAATGGATATTTCGCAAAAAATATTAAGTGACATTACTGTCTTTATGAAATACGCTAAGTTTCAACCCGAAAAGAACCGGAGAGAGACTTGGGAAGAATTAGTAACTCGAAACAAAGAGATGCACCAACGTAAGTACCCTAACATTAAAAATGAGATTGAAGAGGTATATAAAATGGTATACGACAAGAAAGTATTACCATCAATGAGATCATTACAATTCGGTGGTAAATCAATTGAAATTTCGCCAAACAGGGTTTACAACTGTGCTTATATGCCAATTGACCATGTTGACTCTTTTTCTGAAACAATGTTTTTACTTTTAGGTGGGACCGGAGTTGGATATTCAGTTCAAAAACACCACGTTGAAAAATTACCCGACGTTAAAAAACCAAACCCAGATAGAACAAGAAGATACCTAATTGGTGATTCTATTGAAGGATGGGCAGACGCGATTAAAGTGTTGATGGAATCTTATTTAGGATATAAATCATCAACACCTATATTTGACTTTTCAGACATTAGACACAAAGGGGCGATGCTAGTAACATCAGGAGGAAAGGCACCTGGACCTCAACCATTAAAAGATTGTATACACAATATTACAAAAGTGTTGAACAACAAAAAAGACGGAGAAAAATTAACACCAATTGAAACTCACGATATTGTATGTCATATTGCAGATGCGGTACTTGCCGGAGGAATCAGAAGAGCGGCACTTATTTCATTATTTAGTGCTGATGATGAAGAAATGATTTCTTGTAAATCAGGAAGTTGGTGGGAACAAAACGCACAAAGAGGTAGAGCAAATAACTCAGCGGTACTTCTTAGACACAAAATAACAAAAGAATTTTTTATGGGTCTATGGAAACGTATTGAGTTGTCAGGTGCTGGAGAACCTGGAATATATTTATCTAACGATAAAGATTGGGGAACGAATCCTTGTTGCGAAATCGCACTTAGACCATTCCAATTCTGTAACTTATGTGAGGTTAACGCTTCAGACATTGAGTCACAAGAAGATTTTGATATGAGAGTTAAGGCGGCATCGTTTATTGGTACGTTACAAGCTGGATATACTGATTTCCATTACTTAAGAGATATTTGGAAGAGAACAACCGAAAAAGACGCACTTATTGGTGTTGGAATGACAGGTATTGGTTCGGGTGTTGTTTTGGGATATGATATGAAAAGAGCCGCTAAGATGGTTAAAGAAGAGAACGAAAGAGTTGCTCAGATGATTGGAATTAACAAATCAGCAAGAACAACTACGGTTAAACCATCAGGCACCTCATCATTGGTGTTGGGCACATCATCAGGAATACATGCTTGGCATAATGATTTTTATCTAAGAAGAATACGTGTAGGTAAGAATGAATCGATTTATTCATATTTAGCGAATAATCACCCTGAATTAATTGAAGATGAATTTTTCCGTCCTCACGATACTGCGGTAATCGCTATTCCACAAAGAGCACCAGAAGGGTCTATTGTTAGACACGAATCTGTTTTTCAAATGTTAGAACGAGTTAAAAAAGTATCTCAAGAATGGATTAAACCGGGTCATAGAAACGGACAGAATACACACAATGTATCTGCTACCGTTTCAATTAAAGAAGATGAGTGGGATTTAGTTGGTGATTGGATGTGGAATAATAGAGATTTCTATAACGGACTATCAGTATTACCATATAACGGAGGAACTTATACTCAAGCTCCTTTTGAAGATTGTACAAAAGAAGAATTTGAAAGATTGGTTAAAACATTATCAGATGTTGATCTTACAAAAGTGGTTGAGTTACAAGATAATACAGACCTTAGAGGTGAAGCTGCTTGTGCTGGTGGAGCTTGTGAAATAGTATAATAAAAATGACGGTAAACGCATCTAAAGATTGGGTACAAGAGTTGTACGTGAAGGAGTTTATTAGACCTAAACTCCTTCCTACTGACTTTTATTATAATGAGGATGGTAGAATGGTTATGACTGAAGAATACCATAAAGGTAGAGGGAGTTGTTGTGGAAATAGATGTTTACACTGCCCATACGAACCAAGATACGAAAAAGGTAACACTAAATTACAATAATAAAGATATGAATCGCAATTAAGTGTTGCGATTTTTTTATTTTATATGTATTTATTCAAAAAATTGCAAGTTTATATTTATGTAATATGGCGAATGGTATAACATACGGAATAAATTTCCCTTTTAGACAAAGTATTAAAGGTCAGTATCTTTCTTTGTCTGAAAAAACTGATGAAGAAATTCGTTCAAATCTAATACACTTACTACTAACTAGAAAAGGTAGTAGGTATTATTTACCTGATTTTGGTACTAGACTATACGAATTTATATTTGAACCTTTAGATGGTGAAACCTTTGGTGTTCTTAGAGGGGAAATTGAGTCGGCGATTAACACCTTCATACCGAATTTAACAATACAAAGTATTAAAATAGAACCATATGTTAATAGTGAGCCTTCTTTAGGTGAATTAGTTGTACCTGAACAAGACATACCAACCTATGCGGTGCCCGGAGCTAACACAGAAGAATATACGGCAAAAATAAAAATTGAATATATTGATGAAAGTAATGCTTTTGGAAGTAGACAATTTGTAATAATTAATTTATAACGATGGCAAATAGAAAAATATCTTACACTGAAAGAGATTTTGAAGGACTAAGACAGGACCTGATAGACTATACTCAACAATATTATCCCGATTTAATTCAAAATTTTAATGATGCTTCTGTATTTTCGGTATTAATGGATTTAAACGCGGCTATTGGTGATAACTTAAATTATCATATAGATAGAAGCGTACAGGAAACTGTTTTACAATATGCCCAACAAAGGTCTTCTATTTTTAATATTGCAAGAACTTATGGATTAAAAATACCTGGATATCGACCTTCAGTTGCCGTTATTGACATATCGATTACCGTACCCGCTTATGGTGATTCTGAAGATATACGTTATTTAGGTATTCTAAGATCTGCAGCACAATTTAATGGTGGTGGTACATCATTTGAAACTGTTTATGATATTGATTTTGCCTCCCAATTCAATAGAGAGGGTTATATTAATAGAACAAAAATACCACAATTTAGTGAAAACAATTCTGCACCTACAAGTTATATTATAACTAAAAGGGAGATAGTGGTTAATGGTACTACTCAAGTATTTAAAAAAGTTGTAACATCGGCAGATGTATCACCATTTTTTAATTTCTTTTTACCTGAAAAAAATATCTTAGGAGTTACTTCTATTATCCAAAAAGATGGTACTAATTATCAAGCGACTCCGTCTTTTACTGAATTTGAAACATCGCCAGATAGGTGGTATGAAGTGGATGCTTTAGTTGAAGATACCGTATTTATTGAAGATCCTACTAAACCTGTTGATAAGGCAGGTGTAAAAGTTGGTAGGTATTTAAAAACTGAGAATAGATTTATAACTGAATATACTCCTGAAGGGTTTTTAAAAATACAATTTGGTGCTGGTACAGTAACACCTGAAGAACAACTAAAACAATTTACAACGGTAGGGGTTCCTTTAAAATTACAAAATTATCAAAACAATATTGGACTTGGTTTAACGGTTAAACCAAATACCACTTTATTTGTTCAATATAGAACGGGAGGTGGATTAGGGAGTAATGTTGGTGTTGGGTCTATTAATCAAGTTGGAATTATTGATTTTGCAGTTAATGGACCATCTGATGTAATTAATAGTAATGTAATACAATCTATAAAAGTTAATAATGTGACTGCCGCGATTGGAGGAGCCAATCAACCATCAGTTGATGAGGTTAGAAATATGGTTACATATAACTTTGCGGCACAAAAAAGAGCGGTAACAATTAATGATTATAAATCTTTAATAGATAATATGCCGGGTAGATTTGGTGCCCCTGCTAAAGTTTCAATAACAGAATACAATAATAAAATATTAGTTAAGATATTATCATTTGATACTGAAGGGGCATTAACTCAGACAATATCGAATAATTTAAAAACTAATTTGGCTACGTATCTTTCTAAATATAGAATGATTAATGATTATATTTCTATTGAGGTGGCTAAAGTGATTGACCTTGAGTTTGAATTTTTTATTGTGTTAAATTCTACCGGATCACAAAGTCAAGTTATAACCGAAGTTATTAATAATGTTACAAATTACATGTTACCGTCAACAAGAGAGTTAGGCGAAAATGTAAACGTATCTGAAATTAAACAACTGATACAAAATATTGATGGGGTAAATACACTTTCTGATGTTAGAGTTTATAATAAAGTTGGTGGGGTTTATTCTTCATCTGAAACGTCACAAAGGTATGTTGATAAAACAACAAAACAAATAGAACTTATAGATAACACAATATTTGCTGAACCTGACCAAATATATCAAATAAGGTACGCAGCAAAAAACATTAAGGTTAGGGTTAAAAACTTAACAACCGTAGACTTTTCATAAGAATATTTATTTTGGTCCATTTGGTGTTATCTTTTAAAAGTACCAACTTAACTATTTATCAACAAAGAGAATAATGACCAAAAGTTATAGAATAAGAACAACACCAGGGATAGATAAAAACATTAGAATCAATGTTGAACAAGATTTTGATTTAATAGAAATTTTATCTTTAAAACTTAAACAAGAAGACGTTTATACTCGTTTCTGTGCGGACTACGGAGTAGTTGCTGGAAGAGTTATTGCAAATGGTGGATTTGGTGTTCCAAATGTGCCTATATCTGTATTCGTACCATTGACCACCCAAGATTCCTCAGACCCCGTAATATCAACGTTATATCCATATAAAGCGTTAACAGATAAGAATGAAGACGGTTATAGGTATAATCTATTACCTTATATACAAGAAAATCAAGGACACACACCAACAGGAACATTTCCTGACGTTAATGATTTATTAACCAGATTAGAGGTACTTGAGGTATATGAAAAATATTATAAGTATACCGTAAGAACAAACGATAGTGGTGACTTTATGATTGTAGGGGTTCCTTTAGGTATGCAAAGTGTGGTTATGGATATGGATCTTTCTAATATTGGGTGTTTTTCTCAAAGACCGTCGGATTTAGTTAGGCAAGGTTTAGGTGTTGAGTCACAATTTGCTGGATCTAATTTTAAATCGTCTGAAAATTTAGATTCATTACCTCAAGTCGTTAATCAGGCTAAAGACGTGGAAGTGGCCTCTTTTTGGGGTGAGACTGACATTTGTAATGTTGGTATTACTAGAGTTGATTTTGACCTTAGAGATATTGGAGTAGAAATACAACCACAAGCAATATTTATGGGGTCCATGTTCTCCACAAGTGAGGATGACCCGTTAGGGGTTTATTGTAAACCAACATTTGATTCTGGTAACCTATGTGATTTAGTCTCTTCCCAAGGGAAGATTTTGGCATTAAGACAAACAATATATAATGATAACGAAGGGTTTCCGGTTATAGAGGAACATAAGTTTGAACAAGGAGGTAATATTATCGATGAAAATGGTACGTGGTTAGTTGAGGTGCCTATGAATTTAGATTACGTCTCTACTAATGAATTTGGTGAAGATATATTTTCAAACGACCCCTCAATTGGTATACCAACAAAAGGTAAATATCGATTTAGAATACAGTATCAAAATGAGGACGGTAATGAAAATAGTATACTGCGTGCAGATTATTTAGTACCAAATATTAAAGAATATGGGTGGAATAGTGGTAGTATAAATGGTCCGTATAGTCCTGATTTACAACAAAAATCATATGCGTTTAGTTTAGAATGGAAAGATTATGGTGAATATTTAACAAACGCTAACTTTACTGGATTTACACAATTAGGTTATCAAATGGTCCAAGAGGCGATTAATTGTGAGGATAGATTTTTTGAATTTAATTACAATAGAGTTTATACCGTTGCTTCACACATTGATAGATGGAAATGGGGGTATAATAGAGCTAGACATTTAGGGATAAAAGAAATCACAAATAGGGAATGCTCAACAACCACTAATAGGTTTCCTGTTAATGACGGTGTTAGGAATTTTGATTTTATATTTTTCTTATTTAATTTACTTATTACTGTTTTATCTCCTGTTTTTATAATTGTTATTATTATTTTACATGTTTTAGCGTATATATATCCTATCATTGTTAGATTTATTAATAAACTTATTGAGTTTATTAATAATGTTATTTATGGTATTTGTAAGGCCATTCAGTTTATAACGTTTGATGCTAAACCTGAAGGTGGATGTAATAAAGAATCGTTAGCCCCTTTAGTTGAAAACAATCCATTTAAAAGGATATCACTACCAATGATATCTTATCCTGATTGTGAGGCTTGTAATTGTGAAGATACTAATATGGTTACTAATACCGAATTTAATCCATTTGACTATCTTTTAGTGTCAAATGGTAATTTTGGTCAATTAATAAACTCAAACTCATTAAATGAATTTGTCCCTACCCTTAGTGGGAGTAGTTTAAATAATGGAATTAAACAAGGGTTATCGGGATATCAATATCTTTTAAACGCCGCGGCGGCTGGTTATATCGACTTAGACCCTAAATTGGTCAAGTTGCCGATTATTGAAACCCCTAATCAAGGAGGTGGTTATAAATATTTAGGTGATGACGTTACGTTATCACAGTCATTAAATATGGCAAATTTTAGGAGGAGATATTTTGATAATGAGAATATTATCAAAACGACTGTAAATAATTCACCTCCTGGTTCAAATATACCACAACCGTCTAATAGTTTTACCGATTCTATATTGATGATTGTTTGTGATACGGGTACGTTACAAATATTAAGCGCCGGTGACTTAGTTTCATTTCATAATATTAGTAAAATTCATGACCCAAATTTAACTGGAGGGACTCTAAACCAATTCAATAATAAAAAAATAACAGGTAGTACTAACCCTAACCAAACGTCGTTAATTACTAAAACGGTGACCTTTATTACTACTGGCGGTACAAGTGCTACCGCTACTTTAAAATTAAGAATTACTGGAGGAACAAAGACTTATGATTTTCCAGCCGGAAATGAATATTTCCAAGTAATTACGGGAGGGACCGCTCAACAATTTTCGGGATTAACAAATTTTAATAACCCGAACGGATTGTTAAATAAATATTTGTTTAACAAATCACAAAGAATTAAGTATAACCAACCTTCACCTATTCCTCCCGGACAGTTAGCTTTTTATCAAAAACCATTTAGTTATTATAGTAATTACCAAAATCAAGAAATTATTTTTTTAAGTCGAGGGGTTGATCCGTATACTGAGAAACAAAACATACGATATGATTTATCTATGCTTTTTGGATATACCTTTAACCAAGGGCCTATTGTTGAGGGTAGTTACCATTTAAATATCCCAATACAGCCAACCGCGAATACCGTTATAAATAACGCCATTTGGAGGTCAGGGTATGTTTCGCCTCAATCACATAGTGTGACAAACTCACAAAACGTACCGTACCATCAACCATTCTCATTTACTGTATCACCCACGTCGTTTACTGCATTTACAAATAACGTTGCTAAATATTATAACTCGACTGATAAGTCTAGATCAACATATAAGGCATTTTCAAGTGACACTACATCTTTAGGTTCGTACACGTCACCTGCCGGGGTTTATAGTGATATTGCGTACAATACTCCTCAGTTAGGTAAAAGTACGATAGGGTTTCAATACGGTAGTACAATTGTTAATGCTTCTAATCCTGGCGCCTCAACATATACTTGGTTATCTAGTACCGCAACTTGGGCATTTAAAAATAACTCTGAGGGTCAAAATATTATTGGTGGTTATGTTCCTGGAAGTTGTCAATACGTACCCGCAGGTATTCCTTGTTCAAATGGTAATGTCGGTGCCTGTGAAAACATTACAACAGGGGGTCCTAATTTTTACACAAACGTACAAAGCATCCAAACAGGTCAAGTTTTTTATACGGATCCAGCTTTGACAATACCTGTAGTTGGTCAGTTTAATCCTCTTATCGCGGGGTATATGTGGAGAATATTACAATATCAGGCGGTAAACGCACAAGGGGCACCAACTTGGTTAGTTGCAATTGCGGTAAGGATAAATAATGTTGGAGTTGTAACAGATTTAGAAATATGTATAGGGAATTGGCAAGGAGTTGGCGGTGGTGGAACTCAACCACCTAACTCAATATCACCACAAGGTAATATTGAAGGCGGATCCTTTTTTGCTGGTGCTGAAATACAAGGGACGGTTATGCCTTCACTACCAACATCAAGAAAAAGCAGAGTCTTTTCTCCGGCGTATCATTTAGATAGTTTACCTAATATCACAATGAACTCGTCGACTAAACTTTTATTAAGGTCGGATAGATTACCTACCTCAGACACTACGGAAGTGTCGGGGAATACTTCATATAGTCTACATTTAAATAATAATTTCTTAATTTATAAGTTAACTGAAGGTGGGTTGGTAATTGATATACCTGTTGTTAATTTACAAGCTACCGACACAACCAATAATCTACAGGATTTAGAAGATAGTAATATTGGTATTAGTAATGATGTACTTGGAAGTTTAGCTTGTGAAAATATGACTTTACTATCTTGTTATTCGGGTAGCGGTGAAAATTTTGGTATTGATGACCCATGTCCTGAGAATAATCCAGGAAACCCACAAAAACAAAGGGTTATGGGTGGATGTTATTATTTTGTTCAAGACGAACTAATAAAAACTATACCTGACGACATTAAATATTTTATCGAATGGAAGGCTAGATTTAGGTTTGTATTTGGTGCTTGTAGGGGGGTTATAAGTCACGTGTTCCAAAACAATTGGGTTAATGGTACATTATACGCGTTTTCGTTTAGAAAAAAAACCATTTATGATTCTGTTGGTAATGTTAAAAGATATAAATTTTGTGGGTCTAATGATGGACTTTTATTACCGATCACAACAAACCAAGGACCAATATATTATGATAAAAGTAGATTTTCTTTCTTTTATAGGTCAACACCTTATGACGCGACTATTGGTGGGTTTGTCGGTCAACAACCAAGAAAAAGAAACCCATTTAATGGAAACTGGAATGATACTGATTATGGTGGAATGAACGATAAAAATTTATTTTTCCCAACCACAATAATGGATTTAGGTCCTAAAGACCAATTTGCTAAAGAGATTTGCTTCAACCCACAACTTGAAGGGTATTTAGTTGATACAATAAAAAGTACAAGTTATAATGAAACTAGTGACATCTTACTATTCTTTATATTGTCGAGGTTATTATCCACTTCTTTTGGTCAACAACTTACAAATTCTGGAGACGCATCAATCAATACGCTGTTCAGTCGATCTAAAGATAGGATTGATGGTGACATTGCTCAAATGTTTAGTATTAATTCGGAATATGGTGTTTTACCATTTACAAGTGAGTTTTATGATAATAATGACATTTATTTGGCGCCAAATACTAATGATGGTCCGTTGATTGGGGCGTTATTTTCGGCAATAACTGAAAATAGAATACTATTGACTCCTGGTACGGTAACATTTGGATCGACAACTCAAACTGTTGGGTACCCAAAAACACAAATAGTACCAATGTATAAGTGGAAAAAGGACAATAATAATATACCGCAAACAATATTGGGGAGTCAAGATAATGATTGGTGGACAACTTATGATTCCAATAATAAATACTACTCGGCACCATACCAACAAATGTCATTTTCAAATACTGATTATTTTCAAGCAACCAACGGACCACAAAAAGGATATATCTACAACTACACAAATACGGGTATACCTACATTTAATCCGTCAAATAACCAAACAAGTGATAGGTTTGTTGTTGGGGCCCCTTACCATTTTTATTTTGGGTTAGGAAAAGGTAAAACCTCACTTAATCGATACATAACCAAATATATTATTCCTTAACGATGAGAAAACAAGATGAGATAAGAATAGTTTTAGGATCCAAAAGATTTGCTGCCTCCACAACGGTGGATGAGCAAATTCAGTTACCTTTATTTGGTCAACAAAGGAATTTAGTTCAGGGTGATAGGTCTTCTATTGTTAGTTTGAATAATATTTTTGATAGTGAAAGACAGGCGTCAAATACGTTTAGATTAAATGGAAAAATTGTAAATATTTTTAAAAACGACATATCAGGTAAAACTAATTATAATCCATTTAAAAATAGTTTATATTATTTAAATCCTGAAACATCCATAAATACGAATGTTTGGTCTGGGTTTCCTCAGTATAGTGAGTTTAGTTTAATTAGGTCTAGTGGAATCACCGGTCATATTAATTTTACACCAAAAAGTGCATCAACATATAATTGGTCTTTCTATACGTCGTATGCGTATAGTAGTTCTACCGCTCAAACCATGTCATACACTAGTGAAAAGTTTAATGTGACTAATCAGTCTTTTAACGTTACAAGCGGTATCCCCTTTGTTATGGAGACTGGAACAACAAACGGTAAATCTGTTGTGTATTTTTATTGTCCAACTAATCATAATTTACAAAATGGTCAGTGGGTTGAGTTAACTACAAGTATTAACAATAAGTACGTTTTCCAAGTGTTTAGTTTAGGTGACGGAAATTATCGTTCAGAAGAGAGAGTATTCACTATTTTTAATTTATCTTTTAGTGGTAACGATGTTTATGACGGAAGGTACGGTAATTTTAAAAGAATCGCTAATATCACTAATAGTGGTGAAACTAAATCAAGATATTATGTCAGACTACATAAAATAATAACAAATAATGATGAAACTTTTATTACTAAATTAGGGTTTGAAAATAATCCATTTCCGATAAAAAGAAAATTGGAGTTCTCTTCAATAACACCTAATCAAGTACAAAGAGTTTCCGTTAAGAATGGAACACAATCATATGGGTTTTCTGTAAACAAAGATATTGATATTCAAAATTTAATTGATAATAATGGTAAACCGATTAGTGAATTATTTTTTACTGTTATTAATAAAGGGTATATGGGTTGGTTTAACAAACCAGGTACTAATCAAACCACCTCATTAGAGATTGGTTGGGAATTTAACTTTTTAAAAAACACAATGGATAATTGGTGGAATAAACAATCAACCGCCAATAAAGACAACATCCCATATGGATTTTACACCAAACAAAATATTAATTTTTATTATAACAAAGATTTAAAAAATGGTGATTTAATTAAAGGTGATTTCTGTGAATACAATGATATTGAACAAAAAGAATATGTTTTATCCCCGTTATTTCATAAGTATTCTATTAATCCTGTAGTTTTTTTAGACACCCAAACTTCGGGTAACACTAATTTACCTTCGGGTTATTCATATAAACCACATTATTCTATACCTATTAGGGTTTATAGTGATTATATAGAATCCGCAAGATTAACTGAAATTGACCAAGCACCATTCTATTCTTATTTTTCTAACAACACTCAGACATTTATTTGGAGAGATGTATATAGTTATGGTTATATAGATAGTAATAATTTAGGTCTTAACATACCGTTTATTAATAACGCTCATTATCCATTTAAGGACATTGTTTTTATACAATATCCGATGAGACGTAATGTAAGTGATGTTGAAACCACAATAATAAACGACCCAACTACTGACGATTGTGAATAATAAATTTTTAGGGATAGTAAAAACGGAAGACGGGTTTCTTAATATACCGTTAGAAATTGATTTTGATTTTGAGGGTAGGAGTCAGAGTATTGAGTTATATGAGAGTGACGTTATAGAACAAATAATTAACCCACCTCAGGATTTTGAAAGTACAAAATTTGCACACGCCGAATGGACTTACGTTGCTACCGGATTAACCCTAAATTTAGTGGGGGGAATACTTATACCATCGGTTACCACAACAACAACTAAAGTTACTAATATTAATTATGAATTTAATTTGTTTGATTACTTGTCAACTATTAGTGGTGCGACATTAAGTAATTGGGCAGTTGATTATGAAAACGCGTCTTTTACCGATTCAGAAATATATTATTTTGCCAATTCATTTAAGGGTAGTTTCTTTAAGTTAGATTTTTATGATACTAACGAATCTGAAAGCCAAAAGATTCTTTTAACCATTATATTACCAACACAACAAGGGTTAAAAGAATCGGGAACTATTGGTAGTGTTAATGCACCAATAAATGTAATGGTTAAGAAGCCTAAATTTAAGTTAGATTATACCGGAGCCGACAAAGAAGGGTTTTTTATATATTTCTTAAAGGATAAAAGTTATCTTAACCTTGATGAGTTCTATGTTAGTGCTAAATTCTTTAACGCTAAAAAAGGACAATTCGTTAGATTAATGAATGTCCCTCAGTCTAATTTTGTTGGGGCGTCAAGATTTAATGTAGATAAACAAAAAACATTCTATTACAAATATAAGTTAAATTATCAGACCTTTGAATATGAGGTTTTTTATGAAGCTCAAGTTGGTAATATTACAAGAGTGGGAACAATTAATTCCCCGATAAAGTGGTATGAATATGTTAACCCTAGATGACACCTGAAAATATAAATATAGTGATTTCGCCCGAAGTTTTAAGGGATGACTTGTTTTTAGAAACATATCAAACAAATACGTTTGGTGTGTATTCAGGATTAAGTTACGTTCTTAGTGGCGGTACAAACGGCAGTTCGTTATTAACGGGATTAACGATACCTATTATGATTACACAAAACATTAACGACATTGGTTATTACTCAACCTTTGATGGGTACATAGACCAAATTGATGTTGTAACTAACTTTGTAATATCAGGAGACCCGATTAGTCAATATACTGTATATGTGTATAATACTGCTAGTTATAATTTCCAAAATTACCTACAACAATCGGAATATGTAATTAATTGGGGTGATGGGTCAATAGGTCCTAGTTTAACTTTAGGTAATACAATTCAAAGTCATGTCTACGCGTCTAATCCACAAAATTACATAATAACTTTATCACAAACAAACATTTGGGGAACGACTACGGTACAAAAACCGGTTTCTGTACCATTTACTGGTATTACAATAACCAATCCATTAGGTGGTATTACTTTTACACCACAAGGAGGTAGTTGGTCAGGAACACAATTAAGTTTAGATTTTATATTTACGGGTGACTCTGAAAATAATGTACAATCACAGATATCAAGTACATATACTAATATTCCTTTTCCTGTTTCTGGATATACTAACTCACAATTAGAATTATTAAGGAGATGGGGACCACAACCATTCACAGTTGGGTACATTATGTCATTATCAAACGGATCGATAGGGTATGTTAGTCAAATAACAAACGAATATACCGCATATACAATTAACAGTGTTGAGTATTTTGACACACTTAATGGTAGGACATATTTTGTGGTTGGTTCTTCAGGTATCACAGAAAATGATATCGTAGTTTCGGCATTAACTAAAAATGAATATCTGTTGGATTTTGTAATGGATCCAGAAGTACAATCAGACATTATTGTTGAAAGAGGTCAGTATTCGGCTTTCGAGCCTTTACAAAGACTTAATGAAGTGGATAATATAGGTGACCTTACTAAGTATGGTTATGGGTATTATAAAATTAACACTGCTTAAAAAAGTGTCATAAACTATTTATAAATAAAAACAAATGGCTTTAGGAGCATACGGGACAGTAAGACCAGCGGACGTTTCACCACAGGATGTGGAGATTATATTACATTATACTCCTTCCAGAGACGTGACCACTAATTTTACACTAAAAAAATTAAATGCGGCAACAATACTTACCCCATATTATCATAATGATTCTACCGGTGGTAAAAAAAATGTTGAAATATTAGGTGGGTTATATAACCTTAAATTACCTGCAACTGAGTTTAATGCTGTTGGTATTTACACACTATATGTAAGACCTGCTGAGATTAGAACTAAAATTACTGATTGTGGGGTTTTATCCGCATTGCCAAACGTTAAAGGAATTGTTATTGATGTTAACAATGTCCCACAACAATATAGAAATAAATTTGTTAATCAGGGTCTTGTTGGGTTTAGAATTGAATATTTAAATTCAGACGGTACAAAAGTACCTAATTTTTTTAGAATAGTTACCTCCGCGTTTTTCTGTGAACCAGTCGTAACTAATCAAACAAATACGTCACAAAAGAGTATTCGTTATCGGTACACTGAAGGGTCTAGCAATTTAATATTTTGTACGTTATCGCCTTCATCCTCACCCACTAATAAACCAAACGCAACTCCATTTATAGGGCAACCAAATCAAAGTATCATTATCACTAACACATTCTTTAATCCTGTGACTTTGGATATTCAAATTTCTAATTACGATATTGATACCTTAGCAATTGCACTTTACGGAAATCAAACTAAAAGTATTGATGATGGTGTTTATACATTATATGACACCGCCGGAAACATATATAAACAATATAACTTATTTGAGGTTAGAGATAACTTTAATGAATTATTGTACGAGGTTAGACAAGATAGAGGAACTAATATCGACTTCAGTAAAAACTTTACAAACATAATTAGTTAATGGCTGTTACTAAATACATATGTCCATCTCCAGCGCCTGTAGGATCAGGTACGTTTTCCGATAATTTGGTGGGATTCCAAATTGTTAATGGAGGGGGGTTGACACAAGGTAATTTCCAATTCACAAGTGCGATTTATGAAAAAATAGATAGAACTTTTAATACTGGTGTATTTTCAGATCCATATACGTTAGAAACTTTAAACATCACTGATGTTGCTGAGGCTAAAAAGATTATTGAAAAAAACTTTAAAGTTGTCCCTAATTTTGATTTAGCTCAAATAACGAGTTTTTCTCTTTATGGTTCACTACAAAAAAGACTATCCTCATCAATAACTAAAGTAATTAATAATTTTCCAGCGGCAATTCAAATAGACCAACAGAACTATAGTTTAAACACGGGATATACCGCATTTAATATTGTTTATGATCCAATTGAGAATGAAACTTCTTTTGATGTTGATGTTCAATTTTTTAAGAATCCTTTTGATATTGATTATACAAATAATGCTACACTAAACATTCAGGTAAGGCCGTATAAAGTTAACAAATATAGAAATCTAACGGTTAATTTTAAAAGTTACGCATTGTATACTGATAATTTAACTACGGAATATAAAATCACTGACTTTGAACCAACAACAACTTTAACCGCAGGAACTATTAATATTATTGTAGAAGGTAAACCGTTTACCTCAACAAATACTGTACAATCTATTTTGTTTAAACCAAATAATTTGGTGACCGAACAGATATTCCAAGATTCGTTTGATGAGGTTGAGGATTATATATTAAATAGAAAGTCCTACCCTAAATATACCTCTAAGTTTCAATATCCTGATTACGATAGTAACGGTAACTATATTATGATATCCAAACTATTAACTTGGCAAACTGATGGTTTTTGGAATTTAGACATAACAACGTCTAATTTTGATAAGTATTTAACAAATATACAAACAATTGCTGAGAAGCTTGACGAATATAAAACAAATTTATTAAGTAGATTTTTAACTTCTGGAAGTTTAAAAGAGTTTGATACCCCTGACCAAAAAATTGAAAAAGTTTTACAGATATATGGAAGAAGTTTTGATGAGACTAAAAAATATATAGACGCTTTAGCAAATATGAATTCGGTTAACTATGTTGTGGGTAATGATATACCATCAGGACTACTTTCAAATTTAGCGGAAACTTTAGGGTGGAAAACCGCAATTTCGCCAATCACTAACGACACGTTATTAAATACCGTATATACAACAACTAATGATGTAATATATCCTGGACAATCTAAAGAACAAACACCTGCGGAGATTAATTTTCAGTATTTTAGAAATTTAATTTTAAATTCTGCAATTCTTTATAAATCAAAAGGAACTCGACAATCCATTGAATATATATTAAGATTAGTCGGGGCTCCGGAACAAATAATAGAATTCAATGAATATATCTATATTGCGGACCAAAAAATATCAGTAGAGGATTTTACCACACAGTTTGCTGAAATCTCTGGAGGCACAAAAATAGATAAGATAACCTCTTATGATAGTGCAAACCTATTTTCAATACAGGGTGTCGCTTACACCGGATTCGCCGCTAACTCTAAGTTAATATCGGTTGGGACAACACTTGGGGATTACGCAATTTCATTGATTGATGGTTATCCTGAAAGTCCTGTATTTACCGAAGATTATTTTTTTCAAAAAGGTGCTGGTTGGTTTGAGTCAACAACAGACCACCGGTCACCTGAGGTTATAAAATTCTCAACATCGGAACTTAATTCACAAATACCCGTATTTAGTTCACAACTAACTCCATTTACATATGGACAAGAGTATTTGGATAGGTATATTAAGTTTCCTTTTTTGGATTTAGGATATGGATTAACAAGGACTATAGATAATGTTAAATCTTGGAAAGTTGAGGATGTAGGTAAAAGAAAAAGTACTGAAAGTTTATCTGAAACAAATTATATAATAGAGAATGATAGTTTAGCTATTAACGTTAAAAACATGGAGTTATATCTTAACATGGGTCAAGGTATAACATATGATATATGGGAAATGTCCTCTAAATATGGTTATCCTATAGCAAATACAGGACTAACATCACCATATCCATCACCTGGTAATGTTGATTGGACTTATATTGATCCTAAACCTAATCAAAAAACGTTCTTAGAGTTTGCCCAAACATTCTATAATAACTTAATTAATGTAAGAAATCGACAATATATTTTTGATGGTAAAACGGGTGGGTATCCGACCTTACAATATATTTTTTGGAAATATTTAGAAACACCACAAAATACCACATTACCATTCAATGATTTTACCTATCAAAAAATGGTAGATTATACATTGGGTCTTGGTGATTATTGGGTTAGATTAGCCGAACAATTTGTTCCTGCCACTACAATATGGAATACAGGTCAAAAAATGGATAATTCCATATTCCATAGACAAAAAGTTGCGTGGAAAAGACAAAGAGGGTGTACCGAAATTGGTCCTAATCCTGTAATTACTTCTTTGTTTGAAGGATCATCAGGAGCTTTAGATTGTAATGACCAAACAATAAGTAGTGTATTGCCTTTCTTTGACCCTATTAGTATTTTGGGTTCTGAGATTTATAATACTATTGTTGAACAGAACAATAACCCTAACAATTGTAACAACAATACTGCCGTTTCAATTTGGTATGTTGAATTGTCTATAACGAATACGATCACTGGTGTTGAACAAACGTTAATAAACCAACAATTCTTTATTGGTAATGGACCTAACGCTATGAGTCAGTTAGATGGTACACCTTTAACGTATGCGGTGATAATTAACGCTATAGATTCGTCATTATCCACTTTATATCAGCAAGGTTTAGATTATTCGTTTGTGGGTGGTGTTCTGACTATTTACAACACTACATGTTATAATGATTTTATGAATAACACATTAAATTTAGACATCTCTATTGACGTTAGTGTAGAATGTCTTGGATAAAAAAATTAAAAAATTATGAATTGTATTACTGGTTATACTAATGGTGTTTACTCTTATGTTGATTGTTGTGGACTCACAAGAGTTGGGGTATCTTCAGGTGAGACCGTATGTCTTAACCAAGCATATTCCGGTAGTGTTGTAAACATTGTAATCAACACTGGAAGTACATGTACGACTAATTGTACTGATTTACCGGTTATTGGCTATTATTTTACCGTGACAGGTACTTGCAATTCGCCAAGAGGGACTATAGTCATAAATCCAATAGGGGGGACTCCGCCGTATACTGTTGACCCTATATACCCAACTGGTCATGGGTTAAATACACAAACAGGTACAACTCAAATCACATATACAGGTCTTAGTGCCACAACTTACGTATTTAGATTAAACGATAGTTTAGGGTATCAAAACGCTGAAACCTACATTAATATATCTGTTGGTACTTGTTATGAGGGTAATATTATAGATGCTAACGGAACCAATTGTGGATTAACTAACGGTTATCTAACGGTAAGTGGATCATCACTTTTTCCACCATACGATTTATTATTATATAAAAATGGAGCATTATCATTAATTGAGACTTCGGAGGCATTTCCATACACTTTTACAGAGTTAGATGCGGGGGTTTATTATGTTTTAATTTCGGATAATAGTGTAACTACGGCTAAGACTGAAAATGTGGTAATATCTGCAAGTACTGAAATTAATTTTGGTCTATGGAAAGTTGATACCTCAAAATGTTTATTAGATACCGGTAAGTTAGCGGTAACTGGAGTTACAGGTGTTGGACCATATACGTATTTATGGTCTAATGGGCAAACCGGTCAAACAATCACTGGATTAACTATCGGGGAGTATTCAGTGACGGTAACCAGCAGAAATGGGTGTGAGCTTACAAAATCAAGTAATGTTGGGTCTGCCGAACAATTAGGCGTTGGATTAATAAATAACACAACCCCAAGTTGTTTTAATAGTAACGGTAAAATTGAGATAACATTAACGGGAGGTACTGCGCCTTTTTACTATTCTGCGTCGTCTGGTAATTTTGGGGTTACATTATCAGATACTTTCACAATGAGTGGGTTACCAAGTGGTGACTATTCTATTTTAGTAAAAGATGCTAATTTCTGTACTTTAAGTATTTTAACAACACTTAACACGGTTAATGGGTTTAGGGACGTTAAAAATGTAATAACAAATTCTGTTTGTAATAAAAATAATGGGTCTTTAAAAACAACCATTAATGGGTTATATGGGTTTTATTTATATTCTTTATCCGGTCAAAATACAAATGTTGTTTATGAGGAGTATAGTCAAAACCAAAATGTGACTTTCAGTGATTTGGTTTCTGATACTTATTTATTAAAAATTTCAGGTCAATCTAGTAGTTGTCTTTATACGGAAAGAATACAAATAAGCGCTATAAACAAATTTAATTTAACTGCAACAACAACTCCGTCTTCTTGTGGGTCACCAAACGGGTCGATATCCGTTAAAGTTGGTACTGGATATACGGGACCTTTAGATTATATATTGAGTGATGGTCAAAACCTAATTGATGTTTCGTTTAGTTCTTACACGTTTAATTATTTAACCCCTGGTGGGTATGTATTACAAGTTATCGATTCGGAAAATTGTATGGTATCTTTGGATTTGAATATACCTTTAAGCGGTAATTTATCGTCAACACTTACTAAGAGTGAATGTAAAAACAGTAATGATGGTATTGCTACTGTAACCATTTTTGAAGGTGCCCCACCATTCACTTATAATTGGTCAGATAATGTGCCGTCAGGAGGTACGGGAAGTACTGTGACAGGACTTTCAGGTGGAACATATGACGTAACCGTAACCGACAAAAGTGGGTGTACTAATTATTGGCCTTTTACAATAACTTGTAATCAAGTAATTGTGTCTGGTAGGTCAAGATATAATATTTTTAATAAACCTTTTATTAATACTTCAGGTACTAAGAGGTCGATATCTAAAATGTTGAATGAAGGGTTTATTGATTTAACTACGGGATATACTAATTGTATTTTAAATAGTGCCGTTTTAGAGGCTGAGTTTACCATAAATGGTTCGGCACATACACAAACCTTTATATATAGTGATGACGGAGCATGGCAAAGAGCAATTGAAACCATATTAGAGAGTATTCCACAAATTACTTCATACACCGTTAATGTTTTAAACAATGTGTTAATAATCGTTTGTAATTGTGACCAAATGGGTAATAGCTTCTTTAAGTTAGAATTATCAATTACATATGACATTAGTTGTGACCAAGTAAAAACACCGACGCCAACTCCGACAATGACAATGACGCCTACACCAACACCAACAGTTAGTCCGACACCTACTAGAACACCAACACCAACACCAACACCTGCTGGTTTTGTTTGGTATAGTAATGGTGAATATTACAATACTGCCGATGAGGATGTTTGTACGGATAACTTATGTAATGTTAACCTCTATACTACAGGGTCTTCTATATCAATAGGTAATATAGTTTACACTAACCCGGCATTAACGACTAAATATATAGGAACTAACTTAGACCCTAAAAATGGTGGATGGGCAAGAATTTATTTATCAAACAGTTGTCCAATAACGACAAGAAATGTTGTACAAGTTGATGGGGATGGTATTATAATTACAAAGTATACTTGTTAATATGTCTAGTTACTTAATAATCACAGGTCAAACAGGAGGAACCCCCCCATATACGTTTTATGTTTGTGATGAATATGGTAATAATTGTCAAAACGTTGGAACAACTGGTGGTACTATAACACTCACCCCATTTTTTCAAACCGCGGGAACGTTGATGGTAAAAACTATTGATAGGGTTGGATGTGAATTTTTTGAAATTGTAAGTTGCCCTACGCCAACACCAACACCGACATTTACACCGACACCAACACCGACATTTACACCGACACCAACGCCTACACCAACAGTATAAAAAAAGGATATTCATCCATATTTATTAGTATGATAATATATGTAACCGGGGTAACAAGTGGGACAAGTCCATATGACGTATTTTTATGTGATACTGGATATACGTCTTGTTTTTTAATATCTGGTAGTTGTCAAATACCACCTACGGTTGTGATTAATACCAATTATTTTTTTCCTAATTATAAAAATGTTGGTTTAAAAATAGTAGACACAAAGGGGTGCATTTTTAGAAAGGTTCAGATTTGTCCATAACTAATACCTTGTTAGGTTTACTATTGTTTTTTTATTCTTAAAACTTATCATGAAGAAAAGCCTTTATGAAAATTTTTATTCAAATTGCATCATACCGTGATCCAGAATTAAAACCAACAATTATTAGTTGTGTTGAAAACGCAAAAAATCCTGAAAATTTAGTTTTTGCAATTGCAAAACAATATCATACCGATGATAGTTTTGATGATTTATCAGAATATGATGAAGATGAAAGGTTTAAAATCCTTAATATCCCTCACCAAGAATCTAAAGGTGCGTGTTGGGCTAGACACCAAATTCAACAATTATACAATAATGAAGAGTACACTCTTCAAATAGATTCCCATATGAGATTTGAAAAAAATTGGGATGAAATGTTGATTAATATGTTAAATCAATTAAAAGATATGGGCATTCCAAAACCATTATTAACGTCTTACGTTTCATCGTATAATCCACAAAATGACCCAAAAGATAGAGTTATGGTTCCTTGGAGAATGGCCTTTGATAAATTCATTCCTGAAGGTGCGGTATTCTTTTTACCTGAGACCATACCTAATTGGGAAGAAATTGATACTCCGGTACCTGCAAGATTTTATTCTGCACATTTTTGTTTTACTTTAGGACAATTTGCAAAAGAAGTCCAACATAATCCTGAATTTTATTTTCATGGTGAAGAAATCTCAATTGCCGTTAGAGCGTTTACTCATGGTTATGATTTATTCCACCCACATAGAATTGTTGCTTGGCATGAGTATACTCGAAATGGTAGAACAAAACAATGGGATGACGATAAAGAATGGCATTTAAAAAATGATTCATCACACCTATTAAATAGACAGTTATTTGGTATGGACGGATTAACTCAAGAAGGTCATGACGGAAAATATGGGTTTGGTACCGAAAGAACACTTAGAGATTATGAAATATACTCTGGGTTATTATTTGAAAAACGTTCCGTACAAGATTATACTTTACAGAAAAAATACCCACCAAACCCTTACGACTATCAAAATGAAGAAGAATGGATTAATAGTTTTACTAAAAAAGTGACTAAGTGTTTTACTATTGATAAAGAAATGGTTCCCGAGAATGATTATGAATTTTGGGTTGTTGCGTTTAATAGAGAAGGTGGTGAGACTATATTTAGACAAGATGAGGATGTCAATGAAGTAAGAAAATTATTACAAGGTGACAGTCAAAAAATTAAAATATGTAGAACATTCCAAACTGCTGAGACACCACATACGTGGGTATTATGGCCATACTCAACATCTAAAGGGTGGTGTACAAAAATAGAGAGAGTATTATGACGGTAGAAGCAGTGGTTGCTAAATACAATGAAGATGTATCTTGGACAAAAAAACTTAAGTATAAAGTAACTATTTACAATAAAAACGAAGCGGATAATCATTTATTTGAAAGAAATCTGTTAAATTACGGTAAAGATGCACATACTCACTTACACCATATTGTAACAAATTGGTACAATTTAGCTGATTACACAATATTCTTACAAGGAAATCCATTTGAACATGATTGTGAAACTTGTGTAGAATTTATCAATGATTGTGATTTTACCAAACCATTTTATCCAATTGGACCAACTTACATTAGAGATAATGATGGCTGTATTAAGCAAGCTATAGATTATTGTGAAAAAATGGAAATTGAATACAAATTGCCATTTATGTTTATAGGTGGTATGCAATGTATTGTAAAGAAAGAACAAATTAAGAAAAGATCATTAGATTTTTATGTAAAACTAATGGAAAGTATAGCAAAAAACATTTCGACTTCTTCGTTTTCTGGAGGAGCACATGGAAACGATCCACAAATATGGGCACTAGAATATAGTTGGCCTACAATATTTGGTGTAAATGAAATGTTAACACATAAATTACATAATTGTTAAAAATGAAAAAAGTTTTAGTGGGGTTATCAAACAATATTTCCCAAAACATAACAAAAATAAAAGTATGGTCCCATAGTTTTAAAGCGCATACTAATGGGGATGTTGTTTTACTTTGTGCCAACACCAGTGACGATGAGATACAAATGTGTCACGAATTGGGTATTATACCTATCCCTGTGATTGTTGAAGATACTTGGTATATTAATAATAAAAGACTTAAACATACATTAGATTTTATTAATGAATCCGATTACGATTTATTTATGGTTACAGATGTGTTTGACGTTGCATTTCAAGGAGACCCATTTATTAAAATGAATGATGAATATGATGTATTTGTTGGTTCTGAGGGGTTAAGAATTAATGAAGAACCGTGGAATGGTGATGTTATTTCTAAAGTTTTCCCTGAAGATTTAAATATTTGTATAACTCACGACATTATATGTTCAGGAGTTATTGGTGGTAGAAAAGACGCATTAATTAAGGTATATAGTAAATTAAATGGTATGTGTGAGAATAGTAATAACTCCCACAACATAAAAGACCAAGCTGCATTAATAATA